ATAAGCAACACCAACTTTACCATCGTTCCAAATTTGTCCACCTTCCTGTTGTTCGATCATGTATGAAGCGGGAACACGAAGTCCACGCCACACTTTACGTTGGAAGTATTCTAAATCTGACAATTCGCCAAGACCTGCACCACCTGGAAGTGTCTCTACACGAGAACCACGACCATCTGGACGAGATGCAAAGAAGAAGTCTTCCGACATTGATTGAGGATTATAAACTGAATCAACTTCAGTCTGTCCACCATGAATGTTTGGAATCTTCTTTTGTTTAATTTCGTTCTTGATATTTTCAAGATATGTTTTTACACGTTGTGGAGGCATTTTACCAACATCGATATAGAACACGCGACGTTCTGGAGCACGCTGTACACGATAGATGATAATAGCATCTTCAAGTAATTCTTTTTGTTTGTGAGCTCGGTAAACAGATCTTAGAATAGATTCACCAAAAGGAGATGTGTCAGACATATCATCGTTCAAAGTGAATCGAACCATATGACGATCGTCTACAATTTCAGTTTCATATTGAGTATCTTGTTTTGCGCCGAGAGGCATTCCGTAACCAGATTTTGCCTTCTTTGGATCTTTTTTAATCTGCCATGCAACAACTTTGGTTACATCGTCAGGAGCAACAACCGCTGCTACAACATTCTTAGGATGAATGAACATCCACTTAGTGTGAACGCTTTCTGGATCTTTACGAAAGAATACGTCACCGTACTTAACAACCATACGTGAAACTTTGAACAAGCGATTTTCCCAATCGTGAATTCTGTTCCAACGATCGAGCGCTGCCTTAACAGTTAATACTTCAACGCCCTCATATTCTTTAACGTCTTTTGTTTGGATATCAATTTCAAGAGGTTCGTCGGTCTTAGGATTGTTACCAGTCATCTCTTCAGCGATGGTATCAACAGCACGTGCAACTTCAACATCGTTATCCATAAGATCATATTCACGGTATCTCGTCATACGAGAAGCCGATCCTTGTATTAATCTTTGGTACCACGTGTAGTTGTTGTACGCACCGACGTCAGCCATTTCCTGGCTGTCGGTCATCTTGATCCGGCCTGGATCAGGGGTTACAACTTTAAAATATCCGGTCCATTTACTCATTTATTATAGTTCTCAATGTTTAATAAAGTATTTATCATCACTTTTAATAGGCTACGCAATAGTTGGGTAATTAATTACGATCGTGGTGCACCTCGAAAGTATTTTCGTCTATTAACGTTTTCGGATCTGGTTTGATTATCAACTGCTGAAGTTTGTCTGTCTGCTTGTTCTTCTGCGGATCGGTATCGTCTCCCTGCTAGAAAATTTGACTCTTTTTGTAGTTCAATTAATTCATCAGTCTTTTTCCCATTCGTCTCTTCAAGCAGTCTGCGACCTTCCGCAATTTGTTTTTCTTCCGCAGTATCTTCAATGCCGACCAAATTTTGAAGACCATCAACCATATTCCCGATTCCACCAAAGAACCAATCACCAGCCTTAGACATTTGATCCGGAATGAGATTCATCAATGTTTTCTCAATACCCGTTCCAATGGCATAACCAACTGCACCTGCTGCTGTTAATGCGGCACCGGTGGTTGCGAGTGCTGCGCCACCGCTTGCTAAACCAGTTAATGCCTTTGCACCGCCCACTGTTTTTGCAGCCACGCTCGCTCCTCCACCTCCTAACATTTTCATGGCTGATAAGAATCCGGCGCCTGTCAGTACACTTGTTAGAGCTGACATTGGTCCTTCAGTCATAGCTGCTGCAAGAGCTTGAGTTGCTAATGTTAATTTAACTTGTGATTCTGTTAGGTCTACAGAGTTTTGCGTGGTCATTGCTCCCGTAGGCCCACTAACAACATCTCCAATTTTTCTTCCTTCTGCCAATGCCAGTTCTGCCATTGCTCCACCTGGACCAAATCTATCCATCATCCCAGTGCTTTCCAGTAATTGAGAAACAACCATTTCTCTTCCAAAATCACCACTCGACATCTCAGAGCTTATTCTTTTCGTAAGCATGGCCGAAAGTTCCGCGAAACGAGCTTTGTCACCTTTACCACGTAAACCGCCTCGTTGTAAACGAGCCATTTCTTCACCTTCGGCGCCCATTCCCAACGCGCCCGCCAAGGCTTGCATTTTAGCTGCTTCTTTCAAACGTGTTTTTGGTGCTGCTGCACCCATTGCTTGCATAGCTTCAACAGCTCTCATTGCTGCTTCTTGTGTTAATCCATCGATAAATAATTGTTTAGTTACAGATTGTAATTCAAGGAAATACAAACCACGACGTTTTATATCCATCTTAAACATTTGTTCTCGAGTGGTTTGACCATTAAGTAACTGTGAGTTCATTTCTTTGAATTGATCAGTTGTCATTGACAAGGTGCTGTGTAAATCCTTGTATATGTTTTGTTGCTCTTTTAAAAATTCTGTTTGCGTGATTCCCACCGCTCCTAGGTTTCTAAACGTTCGTGTACTTTCTGCTGCAAACAGTGCACCTTCTTTTAGACTTCCTGTGAACTCACCCAGTTCCCATGCACTCTTCTCCATCATGTCACTGAATGCATCACTAGACATACCTGACGCTTCAATTGCGTTACGATACTGACCTTGGGTTTCAATCAATTCAACTTGAGACATTCCCATCATTCGAGCTTGAAGAATTCCCTGTTGAGTCATGTCAACACCGGAACGCATCGAAGCAGTAGTTACGTCATATAGTTGCTTACCTGCGGCCATGGCAAGAACCTTTACTGCGTTAAAGGCTTTTCCTAATCCTTCACTTCTCCGCCCTGCTTGTTCAAGTTTTTCGTTTACATCGCCCAGTATTTCAATTTGTTCATTATATCTGTCCGAAACAATTACAAGGGGTTTCTCCAAATCACTAAGTCGTGCACCAATCTCCCTGAGTTGTTCTTCTGCTTGTTGTTCTGTGATTAAGTTTTTTTCTTTTTGTTCCTTGATCTTTATGAACGTTTTTATATTAAACTTGTTGTAACGTTCTTGTGCTCTATACACATCATCAATGTTTTTAATCAACCTGCCTTGTGCTCTTATCTGTTTATTGGCAGATTTTTGCATTTTCTTTGACATTTGGTCAGCTAATTTCTGTGAGCGTTTTGCTATTGCTGCTTCTTCATCACTAACAGCACCGCGACTTTTGAGCGCTGATCCGCCTCCCATGCTACCTTCCGATTCCATAGTTTTATGCATAGCCTTAAGTTCGGCTAACATTTGGGATTGTATTATGGTTGGATCTGTGGCCATATTTTTGCTCAAGTGGATATGATTAGTAGAGTATTTATGTACAGGGTACCGTGAGTTTTGCCAAGGGGTACATTCGATAAATACTTGACATACAACATATTCGGAGAATATAAGAAATGACCAATGAACAAGACACTGTTGCTGAACTATCAGCTGGTGTTCCCACACAACCAGCACCAACAAACCCTCTACTTGCTAGAATTCAAATGCCAGGTGAGACCTTTAAACTACCATCGGGTGGTTTATTCTATACTAACGGTGAATTAGCAGATCATGTAAAAGATGCTGAAGTACAAGTGCATCCAATGACAGTTTTGGATGAGATAATGATCAAAACTCCTGATATGTTATTCAGTGGTAAGGCTGTTCAAGAAGTGTTTGGCCGATGCATTCAAGATGTCATCAAGCCTAATCAACTATTAGCAAAGGATGTGGATTTCTTGTTGTTATGTCTTCGAAAGGTATCATATGGTGATACGCTTGAGATGGAAGATGTGCACTACAATTGTCCAGCTAAGAAAGAGAAGGAAGAAGAACCAGAAGCTCACACATACCCTATTGATATCAACACATTCATCAAGAATAGTAAGTTAATGGATCCAACCACAACCAAGCAATACTTTTTTGTAGAGTTACCAAATCAACAAAAAGTTAATATAACTCCGATTAGATTTGAAGATTTTGTTACTTTGATGCAAGTTCAAGACGACGATGTAAAAACTCCTGAGGAGCAGGTATTTGAATTAACAAAAACACTGGGTAACATCATAGTTAATGTTGACGAGACAACTGATAAGAAATTAATTGTAGAATGGTTGCGTAAACTTAAGCCCGAATATTTGAGAATACTACACGCTCGTTTGGAAGATACTGTTCAATGGGGACCAGATTTTAAATATACCTACAACTGTAAAGATTGTGGTCAGGCGCGAGAGGTCGTCGCTCCAATGAACCCTTTAGCTTTTTTTACATAACGATCAAGAACGGAATCGTTGAAGATATTCAACGAATGTTTAATGGACTTGAGCGTGATATAGACATTCTACTTCAGAATGTCATTGAACTGTGTTATTTTATGCGTGGTGCTATTTCTTACGAAGAAATGATGATGAGAACGGCCGGTGAAAGACAACGTATAGGCGATTTCATCAGGAAGCGACTCGAAGCAGAATCGAAGAAGATGAATCCAAATTACTAATCTTCTTCGTTAGTGTCCTGCCATCTTCCAAGCTAAATGATATCTTTCCGATGAGGTATAAGATGCAGCTGGCGCTGAATCTGAATTCATATTATCTGTTGTAGCAGCACTACGAATACTTCCCGTATCTGCTTTATCATCATCGTGCCACCCATCAATGATACGTGCATATTCACCTGTCATGTTACTAAAAATTATAACATGTTGACCTATACCTAAAGATCCATCTTGAATACCAATGTCACTACTATCAAATGGATGAGGTGGGCGGGTAAGATCGTTTCCAGTTCCAGCAATTAATCCTGCTGCCCGCAAGTGAGCAAAAAATTTGAGTGTTTCCTGTTCACCATTTGTAGGTGGTGTAGACTCGTCTAAATTCCAATCATCTCCATATCCAACATAACCATTACCGTCGCCGTTCATTTCGGGCATTCCAGTATACATAGTAAATGTAACATCAGCGGATGGATCATCTCCTGGGAATTCACGATAACGATCGTAATACAAGTCTCTTGCTGAAACCAATCCGCTTTGCACAACTTGCATTTTTTTCAATTTAGTATTGGTAACCATTTCTGAAGCTTTTAATACTCCACCCACAAGCAATGCAATGACAATTAATATCATTGCAATTTCTACTAATGTGAATCCTTTTTGAGTATCATTTTTCATATGTGTTAATCCATACAATCGTATCCTTGACCAATGTCGAGACCATTATACTTTTGTGGAGGACGTTCTACCTTCTTACATTGAGTATAATCAACAAACACTGCTTGTTTCGCAATAGAGTCAGATGAAATGATGACTATACTGATAGTGTGTTGATGAAAAAGAAAGATTGATCCTACTCCAATTACAAAGAATAAGATTATCCCGTTTAAAATATTGCTTACCATTACCTTTCCAGTTAAATTATGTTAGGTAATTATACCACATGACCCTAAAAAGTCAAGCGTTAAAATAGGTAATAATGGCTTGTTTGAATCAGATCTTTTTATATGAATCTTTCCACCATTCTGGCAAGAGTTGGTGGGTTTGTTGATGCAAATAACCAAAGGATTCGTCGAGAATGTATACAGATCCAACGTCCTCAGGACCACGTACAATGCGTCCTCCGCCCTGAATAATGTCAATTATGGCACATCTACGGTACCACTCATTTGACATATCCATACGGCGTTTAATCCACTGATCACCGAGTGATCCAAACGGAACCTTGGCAAAGATAGCAAAACGCGCCAAATCATCCTTCAAATCGAGTCCTTCGGTGCTTGAAGGTGAGATTAAAACGCTTGGTCTTGATGAATCAATAAATGCAGTAATAACATCATTTCTATTGAGACCTGAATCGGGATTATGATGGTATATTTCTTGATTAACACGTCCTTCAAGCTCACTGACCAACCACTCAGCTATTTTGAAATTGCCTGTGTGAATGAGGCCACTTTCTTCGCCGTGCATTGTCAACAATGTTTTGATACTCTCGGACATTGCATCCTTCCCTGCTTCGTTTTCAGCCCACTTCCAATTCATCTTGGTTTGTGGCATGTAATACACCGGACGATTCTCAATGGGAAATTCAGACGGGAGTGAAAGGAATGCTGCTTCGTCTGGATTGATTCCAAGATCGCGACAAAATCCATCTTTGTTTAAAACTGTAGATGACATAAACAAGAATTGTTCAGCCATTGGTTTGACGATTGTATTAAATGCGTGAGCACCTTTCAATCTACGAAACTCGAATCTGACTTTGTCGTAAACAAGTACATACTCTTCTTCCATTTCTTCCAGTCGGTCCATCGTATATTCACGTGCTTCACTGAGATGCTTTTCCAATTCAGCTAATTCTCTCATCTGTGAAAATTCTGTTTTGGACATTTGCGAAACATCCATGCTTTCAAGATATTCCAAATTCTCTTTCATATCGAAGAATGTCTTTGATATCCCTGGCACATACACTTCCTGTACATATGCAACAGCGTCTTCAAGATTTGTTGCCTGTTGAAATTTTACTTTATAATGTTTGCACCGCCACTCTGCTATTTCAAGAATATCAAATCCAACGAGCTGTTCTTCAAGTGTGTGACACTCATCCAATATCATTAGACGTCGTTTCTTAATTGATCTATCACTGTTTCTGAATAAATTTGTATAAGCCCATACTCCCAAACCAAGTCTGTAATTCATAACTGTGTTAGTAGCGGCTACTGCTCGATTACGGCTTTGCTCATAAGGACAATGTTCGCATACTGGTTTAACTAAACTACCAATAGCACAGTTTGTGTTTCTCGATTTGCAGGTGTAATTTGATTTACCATAAAATGAAGATAGATCAATACGATCTACATCATAAAATGATTCTTCATATTGTAATTGTAAGATACGTTGAGGTGTGAGAACAAATGATTGTCCGCCCCGATATAATCCATATGTGAGTCCTATATTTGATTTACCAGCTCCCACAGGTGCTTCTAATATTAAGTATTTTTTGTCTTCATTTTCAGCAAGCCACGGAAGGGCTATTTCTTGATTCTTACGAGGAGGGTAATCGAATGGCCATAGCTCCATAATGTTTTCAGGTTTATTCATCATTATATTATACAAGGTAGCTTCGCAATCGTCAACGCCATACTGGCGTTTTCCGATTAATTGGATATAAATCCCTATTCGTAGGCATCCAAAAAAATTAGCGGATAACAGTCACAGTTTTATTTCCCCCAGCGTTTACCTAGAAGGAAGGTGCCTTAACGATGAAGTATCGCATTTATACCTGTTTTACAAAACATAATTTTTTGAAGGAATGGTCTCACTTGCAAGGTTCACTGTTGAGGTTCGACTATTGGTTATTTTGTCGCCAACAAACACCGTTGTGATAGCACACCAATTCGGGCGAGGAAGGATGCCCACGGAACCAGACGCAATGCGTCTATCTGATCACTACTCAGCTTCGGTATCCTGCTAATTTAATAGCCAGGAACACGGCCCGTTGGTGAGTCAGAAAGAATTCTCTTTCTTATGCAACCGCTACTTCGAGCGGCATTGACTCTATATTATGTTTTATATTCTTTGCTTTCGCTTCGCGTCTTTGCTTTTCTACGTCTTTGATTAGTTTGTGGAGATTTGGAACAACATCTGTTCGTAATATCTCTAAACTGTTTCGCGTCTTAGGTATGATTATTTTCACTCCATCCCGCACAATCGTTTCTGTTGTTGTTACTGGAGTGTTCCAATACTGTCTAAATTCTTCTGATTTTTTATCTAATTGTTTCAGTTCTTTTAATTCTAAATCATTGTCGGTTGCAAAATTTGACAACGTTATCCAATTTAAAATAGAATAATTATCCAACGTATCAAATAGTTGATTGATACGTTGGGAGGGCATTTATTTGCCCGGATCCGTTGATATGTTGAACATGGATGTTGGATTACTAACTCCCAGTCCACCTATGCGGAAGCTAGTGCCTGGCACAATAATGCGCTTTACCGTTCCCTTCTTGCACAGTTTACATTTCTTTAACGGCTCATCGTGCACGCTTTGTGTTTCTTCAAAACGCTCCTCACATTTTTTACATTCATATGTAAATGTTGCCATTTTTATTTCTCCAAATCGAGTTTATTTATACGATGAACTTCATAGCACGGTCGTAGTTGTCTTCGTGACTATCGTCAACTGTTATTTTACATTCACCATCACTGAAAATAACTGAACGAAATACAACAGTTGGCTCTGGTAAATCAGCAAATGCTGCACTCGTGTACATTACTATCGCAGTACGTACCATCTCCTTTGCGTAATTTTCCTTCCTTTCAATTGGTAGGGTTGATTTAACATGCGCCCAAATTTTTTGGTATAACATCTCACTACCCAAACCATCAGTATCCATCTCACGGGCAAGTTGTAACATGTCATCTATAGTATACCACATTTCAGTAACCTGTCCCTTACTACCAATTTGATTAGTACCAATTCTACGAAGTCCAATATTTTCACCGTGTGGTGTAGGAAGACATGACGATTCTTCATACTGAAGGAATCCTTCGTTGGTTTTCTTCATACAAGCAGGAAGAGGTACTTCTTTTTCAGCCTCACAAGCTGCTAATGCCTCATCGCGTCTTTGTTGTTGTGATTTCAAATCAGCAATACATTCTTGTATTAATTGAGCACCGAGTTCTTCTTCATTAACCAAATTTTCGTATTCTTGCTCCATTATTTTATTATCTCCATTGCATTATTGTATGAATCTTCGTCTTGTATTCTCTTTAAAAATTTCTTTGTGTCTTGTGCTAATTTTTTTGTTTCTTTGGGTGAGACTTGATCAGTCTCAATCGACCCAAATAGTTCAAATATGTCTTCTATACTATCGTTGTCACTAGCTACGTAATCTATCGCTTGCTCTGTATTGTCAGGTGCAACATCTTTTCCAACATTCAATACAGCATCCGCTATATCGATTAAATTGTTTGCATTTTGAACAACAGCTTCACACTCTTCTATTGATTTAAATATTTCGTCATTCATTTTATCACCGTCATCGCTCGGTTGTAATTCTCATTATATCCTTCGTCACCTTCCAACAAACGAAGTTCATTTGGATATAGTTCAATTACAACACCACTGATATTTCTTTTAACTAATATGTAAGATCCGTCAACGTTAATAACCTCACCAATACGATCGTCATCAAATTCTTTGCCAGTCGGCGGCAATATTTCAACAAAATTGCCTTCTTTAATTATCATTATTCATATCCTCTAATGTTCTTCCGAGCCAATAAGCATCGGTTAAATCTAACAAACCTGTACTCTTCTTCACCCCTAATTCGTCGAAAGTTTTACGGACATCATTTGGGAGATGTTCCAACAATGCTACCTTTTTAGCATTGCCCTTTCCTGTAGCAAATTTCTTAATTGTTCCAATTGGAACAACTCTCACATCATATCCACGACCATGTTTCAACTGTGTTATAATTGAGAATTGCAATCCTGCCAAATCTCTAGTGGCGTTTCCAAAGCTTGAAAATGATAGTGATTCTAATGCAACAACATCAGGTTCGTGATCGCTATATATTTGACATAACTTCAGAATAACTTCCCAAGTCCGCAAATATATGTCTTTGCTCTTATCAGTCTTAAACGTTTCACAATGTAACATTTGACTGTCTTTCATAACGACTATTCCGGTACATGTAAAACTTTGATCTACGGCTAATATCTTCATTCCCTTATTTAGAGGGTAAAAGGAGGCGCTATACTATAGTATTCCCATTGCATGATCGTATGCATCTTCGTCGCTGAATCCGTCTTTATCAAGAACCCAATCTTCACCGTCCCATACCACCGGCAAGAAATTCTTATCGGTGACGTCAATAATTTTTCCGTGGATTTGAATGATATAATTCTTATCTTGTGAATTCACCACACCATCTTTTACGGTTATGTTGCTCACAATATCCTCTTAACTCTGTCGTAGGCTTCAATAGGATCGAAAGTGTCCTTTTTCGGTGTCAACTCTGCTGGATCGGTTACTTTTAACCAACGTCCAACCCAAACATAAGTTTCATTGTGAGTGGTATCGTGCCATCTCTGTCCAACATAAGGTGATTGAGGTGCAATGTTTGTGTGAGTTACATTCTTTATTTGGAGAGTCATATTACACCCATTGCATAATCATATGCTTCAATTGGATTATCTTTCATGACATCAAGCTGTTGTTGTATATGAGAAGAAAATAGAAGCCATCTACAACCATCGTATACATATTGTGTTGTGTCATAACTTGGTGTGAATACTACTGTAAAGTAGTCACCAACAACAGCATTTGCAGGAAATGTAATGGTTGATTTGGAAGTTATTAATATGTTTGGTATCATACCACACCCATTGCCCGATCATAATCTTCTGCTAACGTTGTTGGATTTTTGTAAGTTCCATCTGGTCTTAAAAACAACACAAAACCATCAGCATCTCTGCCCGTTTCCCATATAACTTCTACTTCGATCCAAATGCGATCTTTATTTTTTTGATCAAGACCAACCATAGCCTCTGCAGATATCATCGTTGTAGCACTCAAATGTAATTGTAAGACACGATTTACTGCATCATGCACAGCATCCCACGTCGCTAAGTCCAGATGATCCCAAGACTTAAATTGTTCGGTTTCATCTATAATATCTTCTACAAGATCATTTCTTTGTTGAATTATGCTCACGCTGCTTCCTCGTTGATATAACTAAATCCCTTCGATAATTGAACAACTATTCGTTGATCAAATACACTTTCAAAATCTGCTATATGTGAGATGATATATAGTGATATTTTTTCATCTCGTGATTTTATTTTTAACATTCTGGCTGCCGCTTGTTGACCAACAGCATCCAACCCAACATCCAAGAATTCATCCAACATGCATACATTAATTCGACCGTGAATATTTTCCAATACGTCTTTAAATGCAAACGCCAAAGCAAGATTAACTCGAGCTCGCTGACCGTTAGATAGGTTACCAAAATCCATTGTTCTTCCGAATTGAGAAATCTGAGCTGTCATTTCGTGTGTAAATTCCACATTATGAGGCAATCCCAGGTCTTTCAAGTAATGAGTAAGCCTTGAATTCAAGAATGGTATGTTCTTATTTAACAATGCTTTACGAACAAAGCTATCTTTTTTGGTTAGCAGCTTCCAAAGGAACTTCTGATGAGTAGATAACTCCGTTAATTCATTGATGGTTTCTAGGTTAATTGGATCAAGTTCAAGGTCCTGTAATTCTTCTAAAGGTTCGATAAATGGATTTGTAGCTGTCTTTAAATTATCCATTTCTTTTTCTAATGAAGCTGTCTTACCATTTATATCAATCAATTCTTCAATATCTGATACTACAATTTCTTGATCAAGCTCAGCTTGTTGCAACAATAACCCGTCGATAGCTTTATCTAGATCATCAAGCTCAGATTTTAACGACTTGAGACTCTTCTTCGCAGCCTTAATCACAATCTTACAATCAGCAATCTTCTGCTTAGCGTCTTTCAACTCTCGTAAACAATATGGACACTTTTCATCCACCAAATGAGCTAATTCCTGTTCAACATTTGATTGTTCGGTGTTTAATTCACGCATCTCACGTTCAATCTTTCCAGCTCGGGTATCTGCAACGTCTAGATCCTTCGTTACACCTTCTTGCATATTGATTAATTCTTTCTGACTCTCAATATCAACATTCTCAGCTCTTTTTAACTTGGCTTTAATGGTTTTAATCTCTTGTCGATTTGATTTAACCCAATTGACAACACGCATTTCAGCAGATGTAATTTGCTTAGCGTGCCGTTCGTGTTCCTTTTCAAGTTGTTCAATTCGAGTCTTGTTAAACTTTATCGAAGCATCTGTTGCATTAATTTCCTTCTTCAAAATTACTGCATTTACTGACAAAGTCTTTAAGTTAAATAATTCTTCAATGATATCAGTCTGGTTAGGTTCGGTTGGGTGTCTTACCTTTAAGTCTAAGAACGGAACATGGTTAGCTGAAATCGCAACAATTCGAATGAATAGGTCATAAGGAATCCCTATGATTTCTTCAATCAAATCATTCGTATGTGCCATGCTATCGGGAGTAATATCTTTACCATTTTCGGTCAATTTAACCCAATTACCAGCAGCACCGACTTTCTCTTTACGAACTCTCTGAATGTGATAATGCTTACCGTTGGTATCAAAATCAAGTGTTACTTCCATGTTCTTTTTGTTAATGTTGTTGACAAGATTATCCTTAGAGATATCAGAAAGAGCCTTATCATATAAAGCATAAACGAGTGCATTAACAATTACAGTCTTGCCAACACCGTTGCCACCAACACCAGACGACACGTTGTCAAGATCTTCTCCAGTTATTAAAGTGGTTCCGCCTCTATCAAGATTGATTAAAGTAGTCTTCGCCCCATAAGAAAGGAAGTTTCTCATTGTTAAAGTATTGAATGTTATATCCATCAGTTTTTATCCGGTGCAAGTTCAGAAGACTTTAATTTTGTGTATATGTTAACCAACATATCATTATCAATGTGAGGAGTATCAATATCACCAAGCATACGAAGTACCAGTTCGTCAGTACTCACCCACTCTGTTTCTTCCCAATCCATTTCAGTTTCAGTTTCGGACATTGCTGCTTGAATTTCAGCAGATTCTTCCATTGTAAATTCACGCAGGTCATATTTTTCAGTATACTTTTCTCGTACTAGAGTACTTTCTTCATATGAAATCGGAACATCGACAACACATTTGATTCTGGAGTTAGGATGTATTTTTACATCTCCGTTCAAAAGAGATGTCAAGTCAATTGAGATATATTTTGGACAATCGAGCCAATCTGTGAACTCATACTTTTGTGCAACGTGATCATACGTCATCATACCACGCTCAGTGTCACCAGCATCACCAAAATCCATAGGAAAACAGTTTCCCATATAAATGATATTCTTTGCAATTTGGCGTTTGTGAAAGTGACCCGAAATAATATGTCTTGGTCCTTTGAAATCTTTTGGGTTTGGACCTGTCGGCATTCTTATACCATAACCAGTAACCAAAAATCCTTTGAATTCAAAGTGACCAGCCCAAAAAGGAATATTTAAATACTCCACCATATCAGCATATTCGTCGTGGAATAGGAATGGAGAGAACAAAGCCTTCCTTTCTATTTCCTCAACAATTCGAGGTTGATCTATGATAATAAAATTATCAAATTCAGCGAATGGAACAATCGAATGTATTTCTCTAGTGTGACGATGATATAAATCGTGATTACCAATAACAAAATATACTGGCACATTCAATTCATTTAATAGTTTAGCACCTTGATAAGAATAGTTGAGCGTGGCGATGTTGAGAGAACTTCGGTTCTCATTCCAATCGCCCAAGAAACCTACATAATCGATTTCAGGATCAGCTGCTACCTTTTCACAGAACCATTTGATAAAATTAATACAATCCTCATTATGAGATTTTGAATTAGATTTCTTTCCAAAATGAATGTCAGTAAAAAATGCGCCCTTTTTCAGAGTCTTATTTTTAGTCATTTTTCTCTGAAGCGTTTATCGCTTCTTATTGTTATATTGTTTCACCAGAATCTCTTGCTTCTCGTTCCATCTGATCTGCATCAGCGTCGTCGCTTGTTCCAGATCGTCTGTCAACAGCTTTATGCATTGCTGTATACGCCTTGTGAGCTTCTTGATAACTATACGATGGATCTAATCCTTGATCAACAAGTTTAGAATCTCGGATATCTCTTTGACGCTTTTCTTGATTCAAAAATTGGATGAAAGAGTTTTTAATGCACTGCGTAAAGAATGCGAACGGATTTTGACTCTTCTCAGGGTTAAATGAATTCCACGTACGAACCAACATCATCATAGCGTATGCTTGCATATCTTCATTGTAGGTGTAGTTTGCAAAATTACCCTTGCGACCATATCGAAGAGCTAGAGTTTGCAACATATGAGCAAGGCGATCAGTCATTTGTGGAGGATCGTTTGCTTTACTCAACATTACTTGAATCATCAAATCTTTGTTATTGAGATAATTAACCTTTTTCGGCTTCTTCGGTTTTGGGGGTGCTTTGGTTCTAGCCTTCTTCATCTTAACTTTTGTGTTTTCTGCCTTCTCAACAGGTACACGAACGTGTGGACGTCTTTTAGCTAAATGGATATTTTTATATGGTCCTGGCGTAACTTTTTCAGCTAACACACGTCCAGTGGCTCTTTCAAACTTCACATATTGATTAGTTTCTTTGTTAAACCATTGGACAATATCAGGACGTTGAGATGTGCTCTTTTTGGGCGTTGGTATCACCGCCTCGTTGTTATTATTATTCGACACGTGGATCTCCTTTATTGTAAGGGTAATTATACTGAAAATCCACTAAAGGTCAACGGTATAAATACCCAATAATGAGGAATCGTAATAATGGAACAAGACAACCAATTTAAAGTTAAATTAACATCAGCGTCATCACTAGACAGATTAACCGATCTCAGAGATTCGGTAGTGTTTGATGTCACACCTGATCTTATTGAAACTCGAAATGTTAATTATAAGTCACTCGAACCTCTACATGCGCCTGGTCAAGTGTTCGTGTACCAAAACACAAATTCAAGAACGTTTAACATATCAAATGTTCGCTTGATATCTCGAACATCTCATGAAGCATCGTTAAATTTGGCCAGATTGTGGACACTTCGTGGATGGACAACTCCACAATTCGGACAAGGTCCTCAAGCACACGAAGATGCGTGGATTGATGAGTTAGTTAAAAACAACCTGCCTGCTGTTCAAGCAAGAATGGCAAGAAACAGACGATCTAGATCATCAACACCAAGAGTGAATAAATCATTTCTTGGAGCACCTCCGCAAATTCTATTACTGTCAGCGTACTCACGAACAGGTGCTGTAAATGGAACAAAAGGAATCGGCCACATTCGCAGAGTCCCTGTTATAATTCAACAGATGAGTATTCCATATCCAAGTGATGTTGATTATATTCCAACAGATGATGAAAATCCAACTCCAATGCCAACAGTTATGACATTGGATATAACTTTGCTTGAAACACATTCACCAACTGAATATGAAAATTTTAGTCTTGATGATTATAGACTAGGAAACTTGAAAGGATTCTAATCATGCCAACAAGAAATCAAAGAGCAACAAATGCAACTGAAACTAAAACAGGACGATATACACAAGGCGGTCTTACAGATCGTTTTAATAGACGTCTGGGTTGGTGGGAACGATTCCCATTCGATCGCTCGACCGACGATATACAATTCGTCATTACAAAACAACACGAATTTCGTCCTGATTTGGTAGCATTTGTGGTATATGAAAAAGCAACACTAGCATGGCTAGTATTACAATATAATAACATAGTAGATATTAACACCGAGTTCGTAACAGGAAAAGTTTTAACGTTGCCAACACCACAACGCGCACAAACAAACATCCTCAATCAACGAACTGGTGGAAATGTCGTAGAGTAAAATTAATAATGTCTAATCCTCCTAATCCCTTAGCGAACTTTAGAACGTATTCGTATCATCACATTCTTATAGTGACCGATGGTATGAAAACTGCCAGTGAGCTAAGCAATTCAAGCGATCTTCTATTGTTTAATAGACCCAACGTCCACCCAGATGCTCGATACAATGCTCGATTCCTTGATGATGCGGGGGAAAATGGATACGTAACATTGATAGACGGAATGCAAGATGTAACATTTTTCGTTGAATCTATAAAGTGGGAAACTATCGTTGCTCCTAGTGGAAAAAGTGGTGGATCCAAGAGAGCAAGTACTTTGGAAGTTGATGGTGAAATGACTATCATAGAGCCGCTTGGAGTTAAATTTCTTGAAGTATTAACAAACGTTGGAAGTGAACTTGGAACCGATCCTTCAGGATTTATATTTCTATTAAAAACTATATTTGTCGGCCACCATCACGATGGTAGACAGGAATTAATCAGCAATGTTCGTCCGTTTTTATTCACAATGATCGATGTTAAAGCTGTAATGGATGCTAGTGGAACAACATACAATTTAACATTAGTTGGTGTCAATAACGGAACAGCAAAACTCCCCCAAATTTCTCGAATCGCCGATGGAATAAATCTGAGTATTCCATCAGGAGCGTCAGTTCGAGTAGCACTCGGTCTTTTCTTTGATGAAATTAACAAGAGATATGCTGAGTTCAAAAAGAAATTAAGCGAGCAGTTGCAAGCTGCGAAATCAACCATCAATGTCGGTGCCGATTTTCGGTCCGTGAGATATGAAATCGCCACAGATGATACATATGAAGAGTATGTTGCCGCAGATAACAACACAACACCAGAATCAGATACCCCAGGTGATGCTGTTATCAATTGTGGTAAAAACTCCACAATCGAAAACTCAATTCAAAGAATAATGGATTCGAGTAAACAAGTCATGGATGACGCAGCAAAGAAAAATAAAGAAGAGAAAAAATTCATATACAAAATAGCTTCAACTATTCTTCCAGATTTGGTTGGTGATGATATGGTTGTTCAATATACTGTTCACCGATATGAGGAGATAACACAAACATCATCTAAGCCACTGGAACCAATTGCTGGTGAGTTTATCGAATTTGACTATATGTTCACAGGAAGAAATGTTGATGTTCTTGAATTTGATATCAAGATGGATATGGGTATGTCATTCTTTCAAACAGTTGCAACAGCAGCGAGTGGATTGGGCAACCAAACAGGCGGATCAGTAGATAACACTAAAGTAATTTCTAAAAGTGTAGCAAAGGATACCGTTGCACGAGAAGTTGTTCCAGGTAAAACTCCTAGCCCACAAAGAAGTGTTAATCCACTTAATGCGGCAGCTAACCAACCAACCACAACAACACAAGCACCAAAACAAGTACCCAAAAAGAAAATAAAAACACCACTATTTTTGGGAACAACAATCAAAGATCCTGTAATTCGCAACAAACGGAATCCGCTTGAGTCAGCAACATTTGATGCTCTTTTATCTCGGCACGCAGCATATGAAAATGTTGAATGTGCAATGAAGATTGCAGGTAATCCACAATTATTAGATGAAACAACGCCCCAACCAATAGAAGTGCAACAGGGCGGAATTCAACAAGATGGTACTGATAATAATGATGATAATACTGGAATGCAAAAAATGTTTACCACCCCTGCTCTCATAAAAGTCAATGTAAAATTTCCAGATAATAACGAATTAACAGGTGTAACAGATTTTTGGTACAAAGGCTTTTATAACTTATATTCCATTACTCAAAACTTTGATAATGGATTATTCACACAAGACATTCAAATGTTTAGTCTGCCAATTGAAGACGACGAAGACACGGAATCAAAACTATCATCATCAGAGGAAGAAACAACTCCAACATCACAAGCTTCGGCCTCATCGGATGCAGGATTATTCGATGCAGATGATGCAGGAACAACATTCGATGCATATGAAGAACCAGCAGAATTTCAAAACTTTCCTGGTGATCCGAATCCGGATATATCACCATGAGTGAATTTGGCGTAATAGATGAAATATTAGAAGTAACGGGCGCAGATGAGTCGTTTACTAATATCACTATAGGTGAGGTTGTTGATACCAACGATCCGCAACAGATGGGACGTGTTCGTGCCGTTTGCCCTGCTATGGGAGACACTCGACAACAAGCTCTCAAGCATATTCCTTGGGCAATGTACGGTTCTCCGTTTGGTGGTGTTAATGAAGTAACAGCTCGAGGAAGAGGTAACGACAAATCTGAAGGTCCTGTCTCATATGGTATGTGGGCAATTCCAAAAATTGGTTCACAAGTTTTGATCATGTGTATTGATGGAAATCCTGCTCATCGAGTGTGGCTTGGTTGTTTGCCAGGACAGTTCTTTCCTCATACAATGCCTCATGGTAGATACTCTGCAAAACCTTCAGCTGGTAATCCTGAAGGTCCATTAACTTCAACTGAAAATCCTATCGAACCTCTTCACGGAAATCTATCAGAAGCATTTTCGGGTGGATCAGCTGCTGCGCGTGAAAGTTTTGAATTTAGATCGCGGGGAGCAGATAATCAAGTTGCTCATCTCACCCCCGAAGAGATCGCGGCGCGTGTAAAATTTTCAAAATTAGCTGACGATCGTGACGAAATAATTTCAGAAGCGGACGGAGAGTCTTTAAACCATTCACAAGGATATTCTAGAAGTAATATCGCTCCAAACAAAACCTTTTCCAATACTGGTGGAGTAAACTACGACTCCCACATATATGCTTGGACGACTCCAGGCTTTCATGCTCTTCATATGGACGATCGTGCTGAGAGTTGTCGTATGCGTTTTAGAACGACTGCTGGTCATCAAATTATTCTTGACGATACGAACGAGAGAGTTTACATCAGCACTGCTCAAGGTAAGACGTGGATCGAAATTGACGAAAAAGGAACGATTGACATCTACGGCGAACAAGATATATCAATACGATCAGATCAAGATGTAAACATATCAGCTGGTAAGTCGATCCGAATGAAAGCCAATGATGGTATTCATATGATAGCTGGGGATGAAATTAGACTACACGCGAAAGCAGAAGGAAACGATTTAAATGGTGATCTCGGGTTACATTTCAAGAGTGAGGAAGACATCCACATTGAATCGGTTGGTACATTCGATCTTTTAACTGGTGGACTTACTCGTATACAAATTGGTTCCACGCTCGAACTTACATCGGGGAACACAGAGATTCAAACAGGAACGTTAGATATTACTAGTGGCAACACTAATATATCAACAAGTACGTTGAGTGTTGCAAGCAGCGCCTTTCAACTTGACACAGCGTCAGCAATTATAAATTCATCAACATTTGATGTAGATGGTGGTACCGCCATCACAATGACAGCAGGTGTTATTGATTTGAATGGCCCACCAGCAGCATCAACTAGTATTTCATCACCTCCAGCGCCTGCTAACGCAGTAATAGCCCTTGAGTCTTTTGAGATTTCCCGTGAACCAGCTCACGAACCGTGGGCTCGTGTGTATACTACAATAGCTGGAGCAGATAACGACTTGGGTAATAGCCCAACACTAGAATTCTCTTACACGGATGCTGGTGTAGATCGATCCACAGCTCGACCAGATAGACCAAAAGATCGCAACTTAAGGTGGCACCGATAATGCCATCTGCATGTAGATTAGGTGATCCGATTAAATGCGGTGACACGATGGCTGAAGGCAGTCCAAATGTCTTTGTGAATGGACTTCCGTGGACGAGAGTTGGTCCAGACAAAACAGCTGGACACGTTGTCGGCTCAAAATTCTTTCCGCCTATAGCTATAACAGCAGGAAGCGCCGACGTGTTTATAAACGGCTTCCCAGCAGCACGTGTAGATGATCCCACTGAACTGCACCCAACAACCGGAACTCACAGCAGCACCGTTGATGTTGGTTCTCCAGATGTGAATGCAAACTTATGAGTTGTCAACCATCATACGTATATCGTCCAACGGATCGTCCAATTCCGTCACAATCTGTTGCTGCGGTTGATGATGAGCACCGAAGTCGACTGTTCATTGGTGGAACATTCTTTAGAAGTATCGACCAAGGGATTGATGAAAATGATATATCACTAGAAGTTATTCTAACTCCCGTTGGTGGGATGACAGACGACATTACATTGAATGTTAGAGTGTTGGGTGTGATACAAGAAACATTTTTAACATCACAAACGTTCAATGTGGGACCAGGCACGTATTCGGGTGGTATTTCCGCACTAAGAGGTGTAGTTGGTGATGGTGTAACCGTCATTCCTTCAGATAGTGATATTATCGAAATGTACCCGCGAGGAATATACCCAGCTGGTGATTTCTTTGACGTTTCTGGATCAGATGCGGCGGACAACGGTCTCGGCGCGTTTGCTGATACCTCAATGGTTGGTGGATCAGGACCACCATCAGTTCCACCACAAGTATTTTTAGATTCAATCTTTACAGGACCAGAACGAACAATCGTTATACTTTCTTCAACCGAAGATAGTTTGGGAGCTTCTATTTTCCCACCACCATCCAAAAGAATTCGGCAATATGATGGGATAAATTTTATTTCATATTGTAATGATGTGCAGGGAGCATGCCCGTTAGAGGGCACGTGTTAACGGTAGAGGCACTATCAATAAATACGTAGTAATAAGGAGCGAGTAGCATATGGCACTGTACAAAGGATATTCCAGTTTTGAATTTGAACGAATCAAACAGTTCGAACTTACTGACGTGGAATTGGTGAAGATGGATCTGTTGAATCATATCTTCACTCGTAGAGGTACACGTGTAATGATGCCAACATTCGGAACAGTAATTCCAGATTTGGTGTTTGAACCGCTTGATGAACAAACAACAGAAATTCTTGAAGATGAACTTCGAACAGTATTTGATTTCGACCCACGAGTCGAAACAGTTTCGTTAGACCTAGATGTTCAAGAAGATCTATATACGGTTACGGTATCAGTTCAGCTATTTTATGTTGAATTGGATATCGTAGATAATTTCGAACTAAACATAGTGTTCGAGGGATAAAATGGCTAGAGAAATTTCAAGAACAGAAGCATTTGAACGAGCACATGAGATATTCTCTCAGGTGAATTTCAATTCATTTGATTTTAACACAATCAAGGAATCATTACTTGATTATATCAAGCTGTATTTCCCAGAAGATTTCAACGATTACATTGAATCATCAGAATTTATCGCTATTGTTGAATTGTTTGCATATATTGGTGAACTTCTCGCTTATCGTGTTGACATCAACGCACATGAAAACTTTATTACAACTGCTCAACGTAAGGAATCTGTACTTCGCTTAGCGAAGATGATTTCATATAAAGCATCTCGTAACCTACCAAATCGTGGTTTGGTTAAACTTTCATCCATTCAAACAACTGCTACAGTATTTGACTCACTTGGTCGAAATTTAGCAAACAGAAAGATTTTCTGGAACGATCCTAACAACACAGATTGGAAAGAACAATTCTTGTTGGTTATAAATCGTGTACTTGAACAAGAATTTGGAACAGTATCTCCAAGTGAACGTGTGCAGGTTGATGATGTTCTGTTTGAATTGTATACACTGAATAATAATCCATTATCGTCTGGTGCTGGTAGTGTATTTTCTTTTAACACAGCTGTTTCGGGACAAAGTGTTCCAATGGAAGCAGTACCAGCTCAACTCATTTCAACAGGCCCAGAAGAAAAACGGCCTGAAGTAAATGCAAAGTTCTCTCTACTATTTGGTAATGATGGTCTTGGTGATGGATCAGATACAACTGGCTTCTTGATGTTCGTGAAGCAAGGATCGTTGCAACGTGTTCAAGCAAACTTTGATGGTATAACACCAAACCAAACATTTGATATCAACACTGACGACATCAACGAAACAGACTTGTTTGTTAATAATGTTGATCCAGATACACGTGAAATTATAGTTACTGATCCCTTTGCAACTGCACTTCCTCACCTTGTATCAGAAGATCTTCGATTTGGTGAGTGGATAGAAGTTGATCTTGCAAACGCTCAAAACATTTTATTCAATACCAACAAAAATAGACACAAGTATGAAGTTGAAACACTTGATGAAGATCAAGTTCGTTTGGTGTTTGGTGATGGAGAATTCTCCGATGTTCCAAATGGTGCATTTGATATATGGTACAGAACTTCACTTGATGAAGATCTTGCAATTCCAAAAAGCTCAGTAGCTGATGAATCATCATCTTTTACATATAATGATGTTGCTGGTAATGTTCAAACAATCTCATTTACCTTTTCATTAATCAGTTCACTTCAGAATGGCTCTGCATCAGAAACGATTGATCACATTCGTCGAGTCGCTCCATCTGTTTACTATACACAGGATCGTATGGTTAATGGCCGTGATTACAATGTATTCATGTTACAAGACCCATCAATTCTTAAAATGCGTTCAATTAATAGAACGTTTGCTGGCGATTCAAAATACATTGCTTGGCACGATCCTCGTGAAAACTATGAAGACGTTAAGTTGTTTGGTGATGATCTTGGTTTGTATTGGGATGAGAAAGCACCAACATCTGGTGGTCTTACAGCAATAAACTCTCCACTCGATACAAATGAACTCTTATTTGGATTCGTGGAACCACTTCTATCAAGTACAGACTTTTTTGCTGTCATTGGTCCAGAGATCGAAGCTCTTGGTGGTAATCCAGGCAGCATGCGTAGAACTTTCAACACATCAACAAATCCTTATGTTGCCGACCCTGGCCAGCATCCACTGGGCGATGATGAAGTAACAGCCATCTCTGCAGCGATCGATTTGGCGATTGGTGGAACGAATCCAGTCATAGATTTATACTACTCAACACTATATGATGAGTGGACAGTTGATGCACATCCTTGTGATGTTCTTCCTAATCCTCCTTTCGTTTGCGCAGTTGGAACCTCTGATGCAATTTTTATGATCCGTATTCAAGTTATATTTGGCCTCCAAGGATTGACAGGTTGGGACATTCGTTTCAGAACTAGAACATTGACTGCAGACAGTCAAGTAACAAGATTTTGGAACACCAACCAAACTAATCAAATTCAAAACTTTGATACGTTAAATCCTGTAACAGATAAGATCGTCGTCCTTCAAGCAAACTCTGACGCTAATGGAACTGGACTTCTCGATACTAATAGAATTTATGATATTCTAAGTCAAAGATTACTAGAACAGAACTTATCGAATGCTGGTCTTCCAGATATACATCGTTTGTCTATCCTTCCAGAAGATACAAATGGTGATGGTATTCCTGATAATCTACTTCAACCGAACCTCTTCGATCTTGAAACAATTGTTGCAACAGGTAACACATTGACAGCAGGACAATCAGATTCAAGTTATAACGGTGTAGGATCAAATGGAATATTTACAGCTGGTGCATCATATTTGGGCGGTGAGGTAATAACATTGTCAAATGGTACCACTGTCACGAACACTACTGGTGCACCAGGTATAATTACAGATTTTACAGTCGATACTGCTGGCGCTGAAGTTGTAACTGGTGTTGCATTAACGCAACTATCGGTGTCAGGTGGATCAGTTGGTACTGGATTTACATTAACACCTGAATCAGATAATGTAAAAATCCCAGAAATAACATTACCATTATCATATCTAGTTGGATTTGAAGATGTAGATGTTCAATTGTACCACGTTGATGGTGCTGGAGTTCGAACTAGACAACTTTTTGACACTGGTAAATGGATAACTCCTCCACCAGACGATGATCCTGCTGTTCTTATTCGGTTTTTGGTTGACTTTACATCAACTACTTTGGCTTTAGATGAAACTATCGTGGTTAGTATAACAGATTATGTTTACTTTAATCGAGAAAGTTCAACCGATCCTTGGGCACCTCAAACTGTAACTGATTCAATTAAAACTTTATTCTTACAAGATGCAGCAACTGTTGAAGATGAGCGACGTTACAAACGCCACGAAGGTCGATATCCTTTGAACTTCGCTTGGTTCCATTTCACTCCAAGATTGAATTTAGTCGATCCATCAGCAACAAACATTATTGATATGTATATTATCACAGTTGGATATTATACCTCACTGTTGCGATTTTTAAATAATCAAACAGACAATGAACCAACATTGCCAACACCATTTGAATTAAGATCTTCATATGCGGATCTTCTTGAGAATAAGATGATTTCAGATACAGTAATACTTCACCCTGGAACATTTAAAATTCTATTTGGTTCACGTGCTGAAGAGTCACTTCGAGTAACATTCAAGGTAGTTCGTCCATCTGAATCTAATTTGACAGACAATGAAGTAAAGGTTAAGATAGTTGATAATATTCGCACATTCTTTGATATTAATTCGTGGGAATTTGGTGAAACTTTCTTCTTTACTGAACTAGCCGCATCAATACATGCAGAATTAGGACCTGAAATAGATTCGATTGTACTTGTTCCAACGTTCTCTTCAACACAGTTTGGTGATTTGTTTCAAATACAAGCGCGTGAAGATGAAATGTTTATACCTGACATCGGTACAACGAATATTGAAATCATTCAATCGTTTACTCCAGAAAATATCAGACAGAACGAAAGTTAATCCCTGAAAATTCGGTGATGTCCCCTTCTATAAATAAGGGGAAATGATGGAGACACAATAACCCGTGGCAAACGATAATTCAGATTACAATCTGCCGAGAACAAAGTTGCATGAACTGCTCGCACACCCGTTTGATTCAAATGTAAACAAGTCGGTCTTCGAGAACCTGTTCAATCGATTCCTTACCAAACCAGAAACTCGTAAATTGGCTGGTTACATTGGTCAAGGAAATGAAGATGCACTCATCTCTCGCCAAATTGTTGAACCAACCATAGACCGTCAAGCGGCTCAACTTCAGCCAATTCTATTTAATAAAATTGGTTCGGTTGAACACATGGCTTCTTGGAAGGATATACTGAATGAATTAGTACGTCTGGGTGTTGACATCGATCGTCTACCAGAATGGGGCGAAGCACAGGTATTCAATTGGGTTCCACCAATTGATATTGATAAATTAATACACTACCAAGATTATTATTGGGTTGATCCAAATAATCCAGCAGGTCAGCCACAATATCTTACTATTCGAAGCCGTTGTGCAACTGCAACATCTCAAGCTAATTTTCATCAACGTCTAGTAGACGAGTTTGGTGAAGATTTTCCAATATCCGGAACAGAAGCGGTTGATGGAGTACTTCCAACATTTGCTATTCTGTCAATTAGTACTGGTGCTGAGTCCATACTCGTTGCAGGTGATGCCACAGCTGACCTAACTTTCGAACAATTCTTTAACGTCACAGGAACATTATTTAACAACGGCGAATATCAAATTCTGTCCGTACCAGTTTTTGATGGTACTAATACAACGTTTGATGTTGGACCAGGCATATTGGTAGCGGATGAATTGACAATCGGCACCGTAAACGTACAACGATTTGATACGTTAATTATTCCAGGCGAATTTATCAGATTATTAGAACCAGGCTTTGTATTCTTCTTCAAAAACACTACCAATGTAGACTTAGAAGATAGCTTCCTAACAGTTGTTTCAGCGAGTTATGATCAGACTGCAGATGTCACAACTATCGAAATCGACGTAACATTCACATCTAGTTCTACTGATGGTGACATCTCTCTAGTTGAACAGTTGAACATTTTCCTTGCTGAACAATCTTGTCAATGTGAAGGTTCTGTTGGTTGGGATATTTTTTCATGGGATGACAATCCAACAGATCCACTGTGGGATGGTGATCTCGTTCCACTTCTCGCGAGCATTTCAAATCTAGTCGATCCAGTAGCACCTGGTGCTGAAGGTGAATTGTGGTTTAATACTGATACAGATCAATTGTTCATATATGGTGCAGATGCTTTTGGTCCTGGCGTGCCAGGTTGGAAAGTAATATACAACAAGTTTTCAACTGTTGTTAGCGCTACAGAAGGATTGGGTTTGTGGGATTTCACCCCCGATTGTGGTGTGCAATCTATCATTGATGCTGCGGACCAGTGGATCGATCAAAACAAATGGGTTCATAAAACTGATGTTACGAACTTTTCTGTTGCCAAGCAAGCATCCCTACCAATCATCGAATATGATTGGGACTTGGAATTAAACGAATGGACATTTGCAAATCCAGTTTGGAAATATCGATTCGAAAGATTCATTCCATTTGCAGCCACTACGGCGCAGCCACAATTAATTGAACTCACGCCACTATTTGATTGGGTGCAAGGTGGACTTGGTTTTGAAGCAAATATTATACTTGATGATCAGTATGGTGATTTAACTGAATCATTTACTCCAGGCTCGTTCTTCCAAACCCTCGATACTTCTGATTTGTTGGAAGTTGTTAGTTCCAAATTTGAACAACCTGCTGCTGGGCAACCATTTCAAACAATAATTACACTCACCGTTGATGTTCCAGTAGGTATGATAGGAGCAGGCGCTCTTCGTCCTGACGGTGTAGCGGGGTTGAGACCTTTCAGAACTTCTCTGGGTGATCCTTGGAAAGCATATCACGATCATTGGTTGTTTGTTGAAACAGAATCAACAATCGCTATTAATCACCAACCAGTGAATCCATTTATTGCAGCACCCATAAGCTCACCAGTTGTTGACATTGAGTTTGAAACGCTGGGAGCAGGCACAGATGGAGAATATCAAACAACAGCATTTTCTCAAACATTCAATGTGCTAACTCCAACGCCTTTAACAAAATTTAAATTAGCTCCAACGCTTACAACCAACGCACTGGTGGGGTTTGACGACATCCGAGTGTATGTTAATGATATTCGAGTATTTGGAACATATCAAGAACTCACTCCCGATGGACCAGTAGCCGAAGTTGATTTGATAACAACTATTAGTGAAGATGTTTTTTATGTACAACAGATTGAATTTCTTGTTGGATTTGAAACAAAACAATTTGATGTAATTCGAATTGAAGTTGGTGAAGGTGCAATAGATGAAATCGGATTGGCTTCTGTCCCTGTTAGAACAATCGAAGATAATGATGCATTTAATAATCTTTCAACTGGTGGCACTCGCACTGTTAGTTTGATACAATTACGAAAAGCTGAGCAAGTTAAAACATTAAACAATCAATATCCATTATTTGACATATATGATACTACTGGTGCATCAGCCTTGAAAGCAAATTCAATTTTTGCCTTCGCAACATCGCCTGATGCTAACATTAATGTAGCAGTTGGTCTTCGTATTGTGGTTGATGATGCTGGTACGGATTTTAGTTTTGAACAATTCCTTTGTGATCCAGATACAAACGTTTTGCGTGCTTACCGTGATTACTCTAATGAGCCAGGAACATATTGGGCAGATTCGGAAGCTCGGGAAGTTAAGTTTTGGGACGGATTAACATGGTCTGATAAAGGACTACAAGGATTACAATATGAACAGGCAGTTGTTGATGTATTTGAACCAACATCTCCGTTCACTGGACAAGTGTGGTTTGATACTATATCAAATGAATTAAAAGTATATGATGGAGCAAATTTTGTTGTTGCATTAGCGTCAGATGTGAACTATTTAAACTATGACATCACTCTACAAACGATTTGGAAGAAGGGACTTAACGATGAAACCTATGTTCCAGTAGTGGTTGATTGGAAGAATCGCACAGTAGAAGAATATGACGCTGAGCAAGTACTGTTTGTATCTGAATCAGCTGAAGAATTGATTCTGGCGGATCCTACGTTAACTCTAGCAGAAGCAACAGCTCAAGCAACAACAACTTGGTATGCAAGTCAGGCCAATGATTTATCACCAACAGGATTTTGGAGTGGTGATTGGGAAATTCCAGATCCGTTATACTTCAACAATCAACATGAAAATAGAAAAATATTGATGACGTCTGAATTGGTGTCTCACTTTAATTCTATCATTTCAGCACAACCAACAATCCCAGGATTTATTGGTCCTGATAGCGCTCGTTTCCATCTTATTGCAACAGAGAATGTCAACTATGGTGTGGGCGGTTTGATTAAAGAATTCAACAACGGATTTGATACATTCTTGTCTTCAATATTTGTAAACAACGTCACTCCACCAACGTTGTTTGAATTTGCTCACGATCAATATGAAACACTATTGAATGTGTTGAAGGAAGATTTTCGAAATGATGCTAACGATTTAATGACAAACATAACTGTTGAGTCTCTGACAGATTTCTCAACATTTGCCACTAACACTATACTTGATGCGTTTGAACAAAACGATAATGCAGCGTTCTTATATGGAGATAGCACAACATTTACCGATGTGACTGGGGCCGATGATCTGGGCGTTCGCAATTGGATTGCAACACTTCCATACCTCAATTTGGTTAATCGTGTTGCTCCAGAAAAGATAGTTGATGATTTGCATGATATTAATAACATTACTCATCACGATGGACACAGCCAAGGATACGCATACACCGATGCAACGCTTGCCGGAATAGCTCGTATTGTTATTAACACACCAGATTCGCGTTCAACGTTAGCAGCACCAGATAATACATTTGGTAAGATAGATTCAGGATCGCCGCCAGATGATATTGTTGAGTTTGCAACAGCACCTTTCTTTGGTGAAACAATTTTAGGTCGTGAAGGTGTATATTGGTATCAGGTAGTGGGTGTTACTCGAAGACTTTACAGATTAGCAATAGCAGCTGTTGGTACAAGTGAACCATCATCTTCTTTGGCAGATGGAACTTTATGGATGGATATGGCACCACTCGGTGAAGTGCTTCGTGTTAAAAATGGTGTAACATGGGATGTTGTAAGTGGTTTAGCGATTGGTGATGGACGTCTACATAACGGAACCAACCCAGCAGATATTACTACATCTTCCATTTCAGCGTGGCAGGAACTTGATCTTGATGAAATTCTTGTTAATATAATTCTCGAACTGGAAGAACGGTTGTATGAAAATGCACCTACACCAGTGGTACTTGATTATGATTTTGATGCACTACAAGACACAGCGGCCAAAGTTGCACTATATAATCAACTCCTTGAAAATGCTTTTCTTGCGTTTACAAGATCGAGCGAAATTACTGCTCCTCTGGTTAATGGTGATTATGTTCCAACTGATCCTTTCACTTGGAATTATAAGCGATCAGTTCCAGGCGCGAATTTCCAAATTATTGATACTGACACAGTCGCAAATACCTTCACAATTGATGATACGTTTGCTGTATCCTTCCCAGCAGCATCAACATTCTTTGTTAAAAATTCTGGTGTAAATGATGGCGAATTTACAGTTGTATCTTCGGTTGAAGTTGCAGGTCCACAAACGGTTATCACCGTAGTTGAAACTGTACAAGACTCGTTGCTTGGTGTGATATACAAAGGAACATTACCATCACCAGATAATACAGGTTCTGAATCTGGTGGTGATTGGAGAGATTACTACAAGAAATTATACGGAACACCATATCCTCACCTCGAGCCTTGGATATTGCAAGGATACACAGATAAACCAACGTGGTGGGAAGCTGAGTACACAAACGATGACATAAGCATTTGGGGCAACCGCCGTTGGAAATATCTACACCAAACAGTAATTGAAGGACAATCTCAATTTCTTTACACGGGGTTTGGAGATAACGGAACATTTGTTGCCGGTGATGGAGCAGGTGGAACAGCATACGCACCAGGTGACACTATTACATTAAGTGACGGTTCTATCGTTACAGTAAATATCATTGATGGTGATGGAGATGTTGTCTTCTTTGATGTAACAACTTCAAGTGGAATAATCGTAGTACCAGGCACCACATTAACACAAGTGTCAACTTCAGGTACTGGATTAGCGTTCACATTAACTCCAGAATTGTCTAATATTATCGGTGTAGGAATGTGGCAAAATATTCGAGCTGGTATAATTCCAGCTGGTCAATTGCTTCCAGACGGTGCAACAACATCAACTGGAGTATTCATTCCAGGCTCAGTACCGTTATACAATTATTTTTCTGTTAACATCGCTGATGTAACAGTCACATCAAACGGTGGAGCCACAACATTTGATCCAGATGACGTTTTTCCTCCTTTCTTTGATTATCTTGCAGCGGGTGAACCAGCGATTACACTTAATCGTTCTGTGTTCCGCGAATTTGCTATTGAGATTATATCACCAGCAGCAGATTACGCATTTGCAGATGCTGGACCTGTCGAGTTTGAGTGGCGCGAGTCATCACACTTTCTATACGATCAATTAACAATTGCATTCCAGATGGATCCAGTTAATCTTGTGAGCGATACCTTTGGATTTGATTACAATGTAATTGACCGATTGGAGATTGATAGCCAAACAGAACAAACACCTTGTCATTGTCGAACAGACTTTCATGGTGAAGTAGTTGATGATGAACTGTATCAAGTTGATGGAACAAATCAATGGTACGTAAATTTCAATCGTTACTTAGGATTCGACTCAAGCCTTTCAGATTTCCGTAGCTTGTGGACGTTGTGGACAGCACCAATGATGTATCAATTCTCATCATTTGTTGATACTTCATCTTTACAAGTTGCACACAGATCAGTTCCAACGAGTGAATTTGATTTTCGTGTGGCGTCAAAACGCTCACCAGGCGCGGATGATTTCTGGTTAGACGCGCTTGATGTTACACTCATCAACATTCCACCTAACCTTGCTCGTTATGATAATCAGCTTGATTGGGGATTGGAAGTTGATACCAATTCACCACTTAACAGATCAGTAGAGTACTATGATGTTCGAAACTTTCAATTCGATGTCGATGCTGCTACTGACGTTTGTACTCTATATTCTTACCCAATACAAGGCTTGGAGTTCTTTAATGAAACCTTCTTTGTTACAGGAAATCAAGTGGGAATTTTCCCATTTGCAAGAACGTTTGATATAGTAGGTTCAACTGGTAACGATGGCAGCTACACAGTTGTCAGTTCAGTATATGACGCAACAGTTAATCAGACACTAATTGAAATTAATGTGCCAATTCCATCTGCCGTTGTCGATGGCAATATTGTGGCTAACTATCGTTCTATTCCTTGGGAAACAGGAGATAGTGTTTGGTTCTCTACCGAAGAGACCTTACCAGCACCACTGAAAGGTGATCAAAAGCAAATCGGTCCAACACGATACTTTATAATTCGTTTGAATAACAATCAATTCCAAATTGCACTTACTCAATCTAATGCGCTTGCTGGACTCGAAATAGATTTAACAACAACTGGTACGAAGAATTCTTTCGTTGGACAAATATCCACAACATTCCAAGCATTGGACGGATCGCGCACCGAGACGTTGTGGCGTCACTACGTGATTGATAAAACCAACACTCTGACATTTACTCCTCCGTTTGATATACAGGGTATGCAAACGTTGGTTAACATTGTTGATGGTTATGAATCATTTTCATTTGATGAAGGTTTTAGAATAAACGAAAACAAAACTCGTCAAGATCCAGACACTGGTAGATTTGTGGATTGGCAGATTGAAACAGAGCGTTTCATTCACTTTGCTTATGGTCAACGTTTGCAACGCAATCGCAACATCAACAACAGATACTCCGTATCTGTTGATGTAGGATCAAACGTATGGACATACACTGCTGAGAATGGTACATTTGTAACTGGTGCTCCGATTAATGCAATTTCATCTAATACAATTCAGCCAGCACCAATTATTACCAACATAAAATACTTTATCATTGTTGATACTGCATCAACCTTCCGTTTAGCAACAACGCGCGCCAATGCAGAAGCTGGAGTTGAGATTGACATAACTTCCGATTTAGCGATCGGTGATCTGTTTATAACTTCTGCTGCTGACTTCAGAGCTGTATTGCCAAGTCAAGAGATTAATCCTTTCAAAAATGATTTATTCTTCAGACCAGCAGCTGGTATTGTTTCAAATCTTTTGACAGGACCATCTGAAGACATCAGAAATACACAATTGTTGTTCGATCAATATGGCCGTCCTCTCAATCGCAAACAAATGCGTATACTGCGCGAAGATCAACAAACACAAATTACAATTATTGATGAGATTAATAATGATGTTGAATTGACAAGCATATTCAACGATCCGTATAATTTCATACATCTTGGTGGAGCTCACATCTTTATTGATGCATACGAGCATGTATTAATATTCAACAATTACACAACTGAAGATTCATTACTATATGATACGTTCCTTGGATTGAATGTAAGCAAATTTGAAATGTTATTCAATCGTCAGGTTGAATTCACTCAACGTCCAAACGTTGGTGGTAGTTACTTTAAAACTTTCTTTAACCAAGGTGCTGAACTTCTTGATAATTTTGAAACTCAAATTGATAGCGTTCGCAACTTATATGATTCGTTCAGAGTAATCGAAGCTAAGCCGTTGATACAAGAAGCAAGAAAGGCTCTCGGTTACGAAGGAACACGAGGCTATCTTGATAACATGAACTTGAATGAAAAATCTCAGTTCTTGTTCTGGAAGGCTTTGATTCAACACAAAGGATCTCAACAATCAATTGATGCATTCATCAATTCTCGTCGTTTTATTGATGCGAAGGTTGATGAATTTTGGGCTTATAAAATTGCAGATTTTGGTTCTTCACAAGATAAAGAATATCCTGAAATGTTTCTCAATACTACAGATGCTCAAACAAGCGATCTACGTCTTCAGTTTATTGAAGAAGATGATTTCTGTATCCCTGGTTTTGGTAATGATGGTTTTGATGAAGAACTATGCGGATTTGATATCAGTCAGGAAGATTCAATTGCGCTCGATCCAGGCTTCATTGGTATTCTTCTTACAGATCAAGAACGTTGGTTTAACCAACCCGATCAACTTGAAGTTCTTAGAAACAACGGACTGTCATTATACTTTGATTTAAAACCAACTAACAGATTACCAATTGTTGTAACTGAAACAATACCAGTCGGTCTTGCAGCAGGCGACGGGTGGCTTGATATATCTGTAAAACAATTACAACTTCAAGATGAAAGTTTTTATGATGGTGTTATCCCAAATGGTTCTTTTGTTGGTGGTGATGGTGTTGGTGGAACAGCATATTCCGCTTTCGATACGATCACGCTATCTAATGGAACCGTTCTTACCGTCGATACCGTTGATGGCGGCGGCGACGTTACTGGATTTACAATAGCCACAGCTGGTGCTTCGTTAGATCACCTATCATTAATAGGTGTTACATTGACACAAACCAGCACATCGGGTACTGGTACATCATTCACATTAATACCTGGCGCGGCCAACGTAACTACAGCTGAATATACATTCAACGTATTTGATCCGGATGCGGGCTTTGTTTTCAGCGGATTTTGGCTTAATACAGAATTACCAATTCTACGCCACAACTTTTCTTCTGATAATGAAGTAGTTACAGTTGAAACAGTTATAGAAGGGACACGAATTGCACCAACAATCACGCCTGGGATAAAGTCAGTTATACTTTCTGAATTATACATTCCATTCACTAATCATATTCATGTATTCAGAAATGGAACAGAATTAGAACCGCTTGTCGAATACGTAGAAACAGTCGATGCACTTAGTAATACATTTTCAAATGAAATTGTTATGGTCGAGCCGTTGTTGGCAGGGGATGTAGTCGAGATTGTTTTCAGATCAGCTACTCTGTTAATCAATACTCACTTTGAACGAGTTAGTTCTAACACAATCAGATTGTTGACAAATGATATAGTAGATAATGCTATTAGTATGTCTGTGTGGGGTGAAGTTGTTAATGAATCTGCTCAAAGTCCTGCTAAAATTATAGACAAGGAAGCTGGTGTAGTTATATCTCCAGTTCAAATTTGGGATCCAGCAAGAGACTTCCAGTATAAGACACCACTCAAGGACATTGAATTAATCAAAGATGATGACCCAGCAGTTTACACAAACACAATCGAAACCGATCAAACTCCACCAGGCTCTGTTGTTCGTCCTTACATATTGTACAATACTCCATGGAATCAAATTGAAGTTGGAACAACATGGTTAGATTCTTTTGATTTAGACTACACATCATATTATGATGAAAATGCAATTACAGATTTAGATGATCGTCTGCGTATATGGGGAACATTAGCCGGTTGGGGTGGATTGAAAATATATGAGTGGATTGAATCAAACGTCCTACCTGAAGAGTATGATGCACTGGCGATTGTTGAAGAAGGTGATCGAGACATTGAAGAACATCTACGAAAGGCTGGTAGAGCAAGACAAACAGTGTTTGAATTTTCAAACGCACTGGATATCACATCAGTTACCGTAGCACCAACTAATGAAATTAAAGTAGCGGGTGATCAAACTGCCGATTATATAGCGGGCTTAACGGTTTACATAATCGGTTCAACAGGCAACAATGGTACATTCACATTATCTGTCGATTCAACATTTGCAGCTGGTGAAACAACAATAACTACAACAGAAGATATTACTAACGCAACAGTAGACGGTTCTATCTTTTTTGAGTGGGTTCTACATAGAAATAAACATCAAGAATTTGATGTAGTAATTGAAGGCACAGAAACAGCACCAGGCACATTTGAATTTACATTGGTCCTTGATCCTGAACAAATCGATCTTGGTGATCTAGTAAACGTTTACGTCAATGGAAGATTAATTCTCCCAGATCAAATTGTGACTGCTCCTATGGTTGTTACAGATTTGAAAGAAGCGGATCGTGTGAGATTTGTTAAGTTAGCACTAACAGATCAAGTAGATCTCGATGCTGGAATTGCAGCAGGTACACATGATCAAGTTTATGAGTATACAGAAGTTCCTATCTTTGATGAATTTGGTATTCAACAAACAATTTATTACTTCTGGGTTGAAGAAAAGAGCACTCGTAACAAAACTCAAGAGATATCTCCAAAAGATGCACAAACACAATTGATCACAATACCTCAACCATATATGTTGACATTAAAACCGAAACCAGCTGATGTTCGAACAAACGGTGTTCTGGTAGATTTGGATCGCTCATGGGAGCATGTTATTGTTGCAGAAGATTTGATTCATTTCGCTGAGCTCGGTCGTCAAATACTACTTGTCGGTTCAGCTATTAAAGAAGGAGACATCGCAAACCTTACTGTCACAGTTAACGGAACAGCTCTTGTTTCAACAACAGAGTACACTATAAATGAAACTGGCAGAGAAGTTCAAATTGTGAAGGAGCATCTTTTCGTTGGTCAATCTGAATTAAACTACGATGGAACACTTCCAAACGGAGATTTTGTAGGTGGTGATGGTCCAGGCGGAACAGCTTATGTACCAGGCGATACTATCACATTGGATGATGGCTCAGTTATAACTGTTGACGTTGTTAACGTCAATGGTGATGTTATTGAATTCACAGTAACAACATCGGGCGGAATCACTGTCATACAAGGCACTCCTTTGTTCCAAGCTAGTACATCCGGAACAGGAACTGGATTCTCACTAACTCCTGAATTAAACAATGTTGCAGGAATTGTGTTTGTTGAACTGGACGAAGTTGGTTTTGATTATACAACAGAAGTTCCAACAGAAGTTTTCCATTTCCCAGACCGCCACACAGAAGCTGTAATTCGTGGTCTTCGAGGACTGATTACAAACGATCGGCGTTACACTTTACGCTTCACGAGAGACTTTACTCTTCGCGATGATCTTGAGCAGGGCGATTCTTCTCTTGAGCTAAAACAACACCATGAAGAGTGGCAACTGATTCGTCAAGAACAGCCTTTCTTGGTACCTCGCGCCTTGTGGGACAAGGTTACAGAATCAATGGTCGGATTTTTACTTACCGATCCGACTACACGTGTTCCGACACTTGAACGTGAATTATATGATACGTCTTTCTCTACCGAAACAAGATTCGGTTTACGTTCTGGTCAAGCGTTCACTGATGGGCCAACAGCGCTTCAAACAATTCTCGCTGATCTGAATAATCCAGATAATGCTTTTCCAGCAGTTGACATTAATGCGTTCTTTGCTCAGAATGATTTTACCACGACTGACGGGATTATAGCAGCTATGAATTCCATATATACTCTCTTTACATTCACTGATGTGAATAGAATTTATTTCGCAACATTGCACGACGCTTTTTCGTTCAAGAAAGAATATCCAGACATATTCAAAACATCAATGGTGGCAATACACGGTATTCGACCATTCCAAGTAGCAGGACTTTTTGATGACTAGTAATATCAAAGAACTCGATCCGGTTCAAGGTCTGATCGATTATATTGAAGACATTAAACCCTACCACACTAAAGTGGTCGAGGTGTTGACTGAGTATGTCTACAATGAACTTATTGATACTACAATAACGGAAAGATTTGAATCAGCAATGGAGATGATTTATCCAAGTCCTGAACTTCAAGATGAAATACTTGCTTTGTGTGGATTTGGTGGTGGAAATCCGTGGGACGGGTTTACAGCATGGCCAGTAATTCCTGAGAATGTAACACTTGTTCTCGGCCCGTTTGACGATACTCCAGCAGGGTATGATATCGTAGCAGATACGGTAAAAATAACTGGAGATCGAACAAGCCAATATCTAGTCGGGCGAGATATCACTATAGATTTGTACGCAGTAGATACTGTCCTCGATACAAGAACGGTTGGAGTTCAAACAGTTTACACCGTCACCGCTGCTGAATTTGTCACATTCGGACAAATAAACGGTATTGCTAATACTGAACATACTGTATTAACAGTAACAGGATTGCTCGATCCGACTGTTGCACTTCCGCCGTTAGGTATAAATGAAGTGTATGCAGCAGGTGTAAATTTTGATCCATATCCGATTGATTCTGTTGTTGGATATAGTAGTGCAGCTCCAGTATTTTACACAGATGTGCCACCGGGCGCAGATCCGCTACCTACACCAACAGTTGGGAGTTTGTCACAAACTCCAGATGAAAATCCAGGCGCACTAATATTTTCAAATTCGTTTGTATTGTTGGGCGATTTCGCGGGCAGCTTCCCTCAAGGTTTTATGCTCAATGTTATAGGTGGCACAACCGAAGGAGAATACACGGTCAAATATGCATTTTATGATAGCGTTGGCGACAAAACATATATCCGTGTTGTTGAAGAAATTGACACCGTAGGATTTGTCACTGGTGATATTCATGAACGCTTCTTTGGTTATGATGAGTGTGCGATCAATCAAGCCAACGTTCCTGTAGGATTGACAAACACTCAAATGGTTGAAAGTTTAGTGTTTAGTTGGAGCATTCCTGCATCGGTAACTGATATCATTGATGGCTTCCAATTCTTCGTAAATGAAGCAGTTACAGGAACATTCACCTTTAGAGTAAACGGAGATGCAACTGGTGATATTTTTGATACCGACTCCATTCGTCTAATAGGATCACATACTAATGATGGTGTGTATACCGTTTCAGGTGCACCAGTTTTTGTACTTCCGTACACAGATATCACTGTAGTAGAAGCAATACCCGATACTCAAACAGGTACAACTGAATATGCTATACGTGAAGGACAATCAGAATTTAATTATGATGGTGTTGGTTTAAACGGCACATTTGTTGGTGGTGACGGTGCTGGTGGTACAGCATACGTAGCACTTGACACAATCACTTTATCAGATGGATCTATCGTTACGGTAAATGTTGTTGATGGTAATGGTGACGTTATAGATTTTGGTATTACAACTTCTGGCAATACTGTAGTAACACTTGGTGTAGCACTAACTCAATCTTCTACATCTGGTACTGGTACAGCATTCACACTAACACCGGAATTAGCAAATGGATTTAGTACAGCTCGTGGTTGGGTTGAAAAATTTGCCCCTTAAATTCTCTCCATAATGTGTTAATAGTCTAAATATAGAAAGGAGCAACACAGCTTCAGTTACAAGGACTTAAACATGAGTGAATACAGAACCACAGACATAATCTTAGCAGCTTGTTTGCGACTTGAAGGATTTCCTATGGAATCGATTGAGATCGCGGGCAATAAGGGAACTTTTGTTTTCGAAGACGTAGATCAGAATTTTATCAATTCATATGATCTAGGTCAAACGTGTGTTGAACCAGTTACGTTTAACAATATGATAAAACAACTCACAACTAGCGTTCGTCGTATGACTCAACGATAATTTTACGCTTGGGTAATAGTTATAAATAAGAGAAATACTCAGATTTAGGAGACGCAAGTCAATGTTTGAAG